TGAATCTAAAGTATTTGCTGGCAAACCAATTAACGCAGTAGAATTCGGTATTGATAATACTGGTGCTACTGATGTAACTGCAAAGTTAAATGAGTTATTTAAAAAAGTCCATGCTGAAGATTATACAGAAGTAATCTTCCCTGATGGTACATATAAGATTTCTGGTCCAGTTAATGTAACTGCCCCAAGTGATCGTAAGAAATATGTATATATCCATGCTCAAAATAGATATAAAGCTAAAATTGAAATGCATGGTACTAGAGAACAATCCCCTGAAGGGTACAGTATCTATACAGGATTCCAATTACAACCAGAAAACTTTGAAGCAACTACAACTCGTGGTTATAATGTAAGATTTGATGGATTTGTAATCGAAGGTCATGAACTTCCTGCAGATGAAACTAATCTACAACCATCTACTTCTATTTATGCTATTACTTCTTCACAAGAAAGTCATGATAATTTCAATATTAGTGAGTATAAGTTATATAACTTTACTTGTACTAATATGGAATTCATTAATACCTATTATACTATTAACTTAAACTATAATATTTTTGATGCTGATTTAAAAAATATCTATATTGATGGTGCAGAGTATCCATTAGATCTTAGTTCTAATTATTCCAATAATAACTCTTTAGATAATATTACTATTAAGAATTGTAAGAATGGCACAAATGTCAGTGTTAAATGTAGTGTTAAGAATATCGATATCATTTATGATAATGAATCTATCTTTGCTAATAATAACATGCCTAGTCATAGTTTTACTCCATATTTAATGTCAAATGTATCCATTAAAGGATTCTATAATATTGCGTCAGATATATCTGTTCTAACAATTAATACTCAATCAAGTACAATATCTGATATTAGATTAGATTTGAAACCTACTGGTACTGATAATATATATCAATATGAAAGTTATGTACCTTCATTCATCGATTTTAGTCAATATAGTTCTGAATCTGGATTGGTTAATGTATATGATGTTACATTTGAAAAGTTTGAAGAAAACTTTGCTAGTGTATTTGAAAAAGTACCTAAATTTGCATTCTTTAATACTAGTATTCCTTTATCGTTACATAATGTATCTGAATCTGATCATTTAAAATTCTTTACTGAAAAAGCTATAAATGTTACTTATGAAAAGGCTGGTTCTTATAATCTAAATTATAATACCAAGAATGAATCTTATAAACCAAGACCATATCTCGGTACTGACCGTAATATGAATGGTACAGATCAAGCATTAGCTAGTACATTTGGTGCAATCTATTTAGCATCTTCTGAAGGTACACCACTAACTGGTAAGAATAATGAAGACTATTCTGAAAACACAGCTGGCGTTAGAGGTGATATCTTTACTGAATTAAATCCAGAAAAGAATGGTCACTTTGCATATGTATCTACATATGAAAATACTACAGATTCAACTAGTTATAATAGAAGAGAAAGCTCACTAATAACTTCTCTTACATATAATTCAGATGATAAGACATATACTGCTACATTTGCAGAATTGCCAAAATTTAAAAATGGTACTATGATTAATAGGATAGTTAATGTTGGAAGTATACTAGAAAATCTAGAATCTGGATCACTTGAATTTGAAATCACTGCAGTAAATGAAGATGCTAAAACTCTTACATTAAAACCTTATGAAGAAAATAAACAAGGATATGCTTTTCCATATACTATTGATGCTACTGGTACTACTGGTGATCCTGTATTCGCAAATGGATTTAAAATAAAACCACGTAAAGTTAATCGTATGAAAAATATGACATACGTAACTGTACCAATTATTCATTCTGGGGCTACCGAAAACCGTCCAACTGAGCACTTAGTTGTTGGTCAAATGTATTTTGACACTACTGTAGGTGCACCTGTATTCTGGAATGGTACTGAATGGATTCAAGGTAATAATGGTGGTGGTTCTTCTGTAGACACTTCTAACTTAGCTACTAAGCAAGAATTACATGATGCTATTGCTGCAATTCCAGCAGGGTCTGGCGGTTCAGTAGATACATCTAACTTAGCTACTAAAGCTGAATTGGCTGCTATCCCAGCTAATAATGTAACTCAAGATGATAATCATTATTTTGTAACTAAATACCAAAATAAGAAACTCCAAGACTTATATAATAAAGGTGAAATGGATACTAAGTTTGCTACTAAAACTGATGTAACTAACGCAATTGCTGCTATTCCAGCTGCAACTCCTGTAGATACTTCTAACTTTGTAACTAAACAAGAACTTGATGCTACATTGAATGCGATCAATGAAAAACTTAAACAAATCCATGGAGGTAACTAATAATGGCTGATGCTTCTAATGAAATTATCCAAACCCTAGAGGCTATTCATAATGATATTAAAGCTGCTAAGGATACTTTAAAAGAAAATAACGTAGCGTTGGATTCCAACGCTACTTCAACTTTAAGTACAGAGATTAATAAGATTCCTACTGCTATTAAAGAGTCTGATACTCTTATTGGATTTAATAATGGTTCAATGTCAATGAGTGGTGGCTTCTTATATAAAACCAATGAGTATAGTCTTTCTCCAGAAACAGCAACTGTGATGAAAACTGAAGATGGCGTATATACTATCCCAGAAGGTAAATCATTAAATATGCCATTCATTAATAAAATCCCTTATGCTACAAATTTACCAAAAAATAATGATTATACTTTAAAATATAATGGGTATTCATATTATGAAGATTTATTTAAGCATTTATATGAAGACTATATGATCAATAATTGCTTGGTTAATAATCATAATAATATAACTAGCGGAAATAAACTTAAATATTTATATATTAAAAGTATTGAAACTAATGTATATGAAGAAAATACAAAAACTTTAAATACTAGTACATTTGTTATGCCAGGTATTGTACCTAAAATATTCTTTAATGAAAAAGAAGTTAATAGAGTAAAATGTGGAACTTTTGTATTATCATTTAATTATAATATACCTGAAGTTGAATGTGGTTCTTTGGAATTAAATCTTGATACAATTCCAACTTTAGCTAATTTATTCCCATCTCAATCAGAAAATGGTGGTGGATTTGGCGATGATTCTGCTAATTATATAGCACGTCTAGAACAAAATGAACCATATTTAAAAATTATAATGAAAGATATTGATTTTGTATATAGATCGTTAACTTTACCAAGCTCTCAGAATGCTATTAGTTTACATTCTAGAGAAGGAGTTAGATGTAGTGGAGACCCTCAACGTAGTAAAATTGGTATATATGTAGATGATACTAAAGAAGAAAATCTTAAAAAATTAGATGATGTATATGTATTATTAAGTGTATTACGATTCTTTACGGTATATAATTTAGATGGCACTAAATGCTATAGTGCTAAAACTAAAAAATTTATACCAAAAGAAGAATATATGTCAGAAAATTATCCTATTGATTATGATAATTTAGATCTTTCTCCATATCATTCATATGACGAATTTTTAGCATATAATAGAAATATGATCTATACTGATAATACTGGAGAGAATAGAACTATAAAATTTAAAAGAGAAGTATATGATACAGAGAAATTTAATTTTGACGATAAATTAAATAGATATCATATGACAGATTCAGGATTAGAAACGTCTCAACTAGATAAAGGTTCTAATGCTTTAATATTAAATCCTAATGCTGAAAAATATGAAATATATTTATTTAACTATTATCCAAATATAATTTCTTTAGCATTAGGTAAGTTAAGTAAAAGTGATTATACATTCAAATTTTCTGCTGAAGATAACCTTTTAACTAGAGGATCTAATGCAGTTACAACTATGCCATTTTTGTCATCATGTTTATTAGCTGGACCATATAATAATATAATGGGATATGGCGTATTTACAACATTAGGTAGTGGTAATAAAATATTATTTACTAATGCTTATGTAACTTCACGTGGTTCTGAAAGTATAATGACACTATTAAATAGTACAGATTATAATAAAATTGGATTATTATTAGCTGCACCATATGATACTAAATTTATTCCTTATGCTGGTAATCCTGAAACAGATTATGCAGTTGCCGCTGAATTGGATGAATGTCCATTAGTATATAATAAGTATATTAAATCAATAACACTCACAGAAAATTCTAAAGCTTATATTACTACTCAATGGTTTAATAAGCCATATTTACTATCTTATAGATGGAATAGTACTTTAAATAAAGTATTTGCAGCAGATATTCCATCAGAGCCTATGAAGTTTATATTCCATAAAACTACTAAGCTATCTGGAATAGAAAATATGTTTGCATTAGGTATTGATACACAAGTAGCACTTGGTCCATATACAACAGATGAGTCTGCTAAATATTGGGATAAATTTATAAATATTTTAGTACCAGAAGATTATCCAGATCTAGGTACTTATGCATTTAATAAATATAGACTTCCAGTATATAATTTAGATAAGACCAAAAAATATAACTATTCTAAAAAAGCTTGGGAACCTATCACTGCATTAACTGATGATTCTACACCAACTAATGATTTATTTACTGAAGAAGAAAAAGTAAATGATTTAGGTATTAGAAGTGTACAGATATTAACTGTCGAAGATGAATATTTAAATTATCATTAAAATATAATTATTCCCAGAAGAGGTTAATCCTCTTCTGGGTTTTCTTTTACAATATAGTAATTGAAAGGAGAAATTTATTATGAAATTATCAAAAGACTTTACAGAAATGCTTAAGCAATCTTTCAGACACATTGGTAGCGATATCAATGCACAAAGACCAGCTACATTATCTGACCAAACAAATATTACTTTTCTTAAGACTATAGAAATAGATAAGACTGTAGTTAATCAATGCCAAGGGTTTACTTATGATCCAACAACTAAGAGATTCATCTTAGGATGCTGTAGCCAAGATAACTCTAAACAACGTATCTATGAATTAGATGCCGATATGAATATTGTTAAATTTACTGATTTTGAAGGTATGGATAAACTAGGTCATGTTAATACATTATTTATGGATGGTGAAACTATTAGAGCTACGAATGGTGCAGCTAACGGTAGTCGTATTTATAATATTAACCGTAATGATTCTGGTGATCTTGTTTTAGGAGAATTTAGAGATTATCCTGATAAATGCTTTAATATTGGCAAAGACTTAGATGGATCTGGTAGATATATCTCTATCGTTCCAGGTGAAGATAGTAAGTCTCGTAAAATAAGAATCTATACTGATAATACCATGACCACTAAACACGAGTATATTGTGCAAGTAGATGAAACCAATCTAGACTCTAATGGTGCATATCTTAAAGGAGATACGATCATCTTTGCTGTAGCAAGACGTCTTATTGAATGCCGTCTAATCAACAAAGAGTTTAAAGTTATTAGAGAGATTGAAATGGAGCCATACTGTGAAATTGAAGATTTTGTTTACGTTAATGGCGATATTTATATGTGTGCCAATTCTCATGATTATGTACGGATTTATAAGTACTCTTCTAAAAGGTCTTATTATAATCATATCAATAATGACTATCTTAATAATGGTATTACAGTTGGTAATCAGGTAGGCTACCATGGTAAAGCTGCAGATGGATCTGTACGAGTAATTGCTAAGATCAATAAGAATAGCAATCTAGAGCTTGGTGATAAGCAATCTATCACTACAGTAATTGGTAAAGAGTTTAAGCATTATAATGGTAATAACTCTTATACTGTATTAACTACAGCTCATTATAATACTGCTATCTATAATAAGGTTACTATGGATGAAAAGCTTAAAGCTATTACTGATAGATTGACAGCATTAGAGAATAAATAATCCAGTAATTTTATTACCCCTAAACATTAGAGTATAAGACACTATTTACTCTATAGGAGGTCACTATGGGTATGAAAAATGTAGGAGCGTTCCTAAAAGAAGAAGGAACGTCTCTTATTTTTAAAGGGGATGGAGAACTAGTATTCTATATCCCAGAGAATTATTTTAGAAATGATGGTCATATGAAGTATGCTGAAGAAGCTGGTGAATATGTAAACACCTTAGGATTATTCTCTTATGAAGTATTTGATGCTAAAGGGAAGTCTATCTATGGTATTAAGCTATTTAGTCACCCAGTTCTTATATCTACTATGCCATCATCTATTGAAAAGGTAAAAGATTATATCTTAGATAAGAAGATTCCAGTTCCAGTAGATTATCGTATTCTACATTTTAAGAAAGATGATGTAGTTATAGTAAATACTGGTTCACCTGAAGATATTACCAACGTTGAAAATATGTTTAGACTATTCATGATTACTGGTAATATCCCTAATGTAATTGCATATGATAAATTACATTCATTCTTAATGGATTCCATTAAATTTAATGGTTCTTCTTTTGGTATCTCTGCTCAGATGTTTGGTATCCTAGTATCTGAACTATGTAGATCAGTTAAAGATGAATCAGTTCCATTCCGTTTAGCTAAGGAAACTGATATGCATAAGTATAAACCATTATCAATTAAGATGGTACCTAAGTATATTTCTGCATTTACTTCCATTACATCAGAAAACTGGGATGATGCGGTAGTCAACTCTATTATTAATAAGAATAAAGTTGACTCTCCAATGGAAAAGATCCTTATGCAATAGCCATAATTAACATATGAATAAAAGTTTAAATAGTATCCATCTAGGATTCGTTTATAACTATTATTTAA